TTATATAATATGATAATACAACCATTTAGTTATTTCGGACAACCAATAACTGCCGCGGCTGCAGCTGGTTCTATAATTAGAACTGATGCAAACGCAAGTTCAGTATCATTGGCATTACCTGGTACACAATTTGGTTCAACATTTGGACAAACATCTTTTAGAGATGATATTAGTGGATATATAAATGGAGGTACATCATTAGCAACACCGCCTGTAACAGGTTCTCCAGTTTTTGCATCATCATCAGTAAACTTTGCATCAGATGGATATACTACTTCAATAGCAAGGGGTTCTGGTAATGTTAGTCCGTACTCATTTCCTGGTTCAGCAACAAATGTAAACTTTGGTACTGGAGCATTTACAATAGAAGGTTGGTTTAATCCGGTTGGTGCATCAGCCGATACTCCATTGTATTTTGCATATAGCCCTTCGCATTCTGGATTTGTTCAATGGTCAAGTGCAGGATATTATAGATGGGTTGCACAAAATGGTGCAGGTGGTGAAGCTTTAGCAGATTATTCAACAACAACCCCAGCAGCTGGTACTTGGGTTCATTTCTTCTTTAGCCGTAGTGGTAATACATGGTATGGTGGTGTTGCTGGAACAATTAGAGTTAATATAACACTTTCTGGAGCAACTGGTACTGGCGGCTCTTTTAACGCAATGGCTTGGCCAGGTAATACCGGCCAAAGAGCCGTGGCTTGGCAAGATTTTAGAATTACAAAAGGTGTAGCAAGATATACTGGAGCTGTAAACGCATCGTACACAGTACCACAATCAATAGTGACAAACGGATAAAATTAAAATATAAAAATTATGGCAGTAGGAACATACGCAGTTTTAGATGAAAACGAAATAGTATTTGATATCGTTGAATTTGATATATTAGCAGGTGTAATAAGTCCTTATCCAAATCATATAATGATTAAAGTAGGAGAACCAACACCAACAGCTATTCCAACAATAGGACAAAAATGGGATGGTGAAATAAACGAATTTATATAATATGCCAGAAGTACCAATAGCATCGTTTTTAAATAATGCAACTAACACTTATTTTTTAGGTGATAGTCAAGTTGTTTTAAATCCATTTTCAGAAGCAATACCAACTGATTACTCAATTACTTATTTAGTAATTGCAGGTGGAGGCTCTGGTGGACCTAACCAATATCACGGAGGTGGTGGAGGAGCTGGTGGATATAGAGCTAACATATCTGGTGAAAGCTCTGGAGGTGGTGCAAGTGCAGAAGCGGCATTTACAGCAACACCATCAACTGCATACTCACTCAAAGTTGGAGCAGGTGGAGCCGCACCAACAACTTCAGTTCAAGGAAATAGTGGAGCAACTTCTATATTTGCTACAATCACTTCAACCGGTGGTGGTGGAGGTGGTCATTATAATGGTGGTAGCGCTACTACTGGTAGTAGTGGTGGCTCCGGTGGTGGCGGTGGTGGAGTCATAAGCGCTGGTGCAGCCGGCGGTGCTGGAACTGCAAATCAGGGATATAATGGTGGTAGTACACCTTCTAACGAAACTTGCGGTGGAGGTGGAGGAGCCGGAGCAGTGGGTAATGCCGGAGGAAGTAATACTGCTAATAATGGTTATGGAGGTATAGGTGTACAAAGTAATATAACTGGAACTCCTACATATAGAGCAGGAGGTGGTGGAGGTTCAACACAAGGAAGTTATACTACTACCGGAGGACAAGGTGGTGGTGGCGGTGGTTCAAATACTACCGGTACTAGTGGAACTGCTAATACCGGAGGTGGTGGTGGTGCTGGTGAAAGAAATGGTGCTACAACTGGAGCTGGTGGAAGTGGAGTAGTAATACTTAAAACATCTGATGCCGTTACTGCAACATTTAGTGGTGGAGTAACTCAAACATCTACAACATCAGGTGGATTTAAAATTTATACAATTACTGCAGCTGGTGTATCTGACACAGTAACATTTACTTAAAATAAAATATATGGCACATTACGCATATTTGGATGAAAATAATATAGTAACTGACGTTATAGTTGGTAAAGATGAAAGTGATATAGTATTAGATGAAAATGGCAATCAAATAGATTGGGAAGTATATTATGGAGCTAAAAGAACTTCATACAATACATTAGCAGGAGTACACTTATTAGGTGGAACTCCATTCAGAAAAAATTATGCCGGTATAGGATATACATACGATGAAAGTAGAGATGCTTTTATAGAACCTAAACCATTTGAAAGCTGGACACTAAATGAAGAAAAATGTAATTGGGAAGCACCAATACAAAGACCCGAATATATAGATGGGTATGTATGGATATGGAATGAAACAATATTAAATTGGGAATCAATACAAATTAATTAATATGCAAACAGTCTATTTAGGAAATACTTTAATAAACGATGTGATGTTAGGTTCACAAAGAATGGATGATGTCATAGCTAGATTATACCCAATCATTGTTGAATACGTTGTTGTTGCTGGAGGCGGTGGTGGTGGTGCTGGTGCTTCTACCGGTTTTTCAAAAAGTGGTGGAGGCGGGGCAGGTGGATTACGCAGTGGTTCACTTACAATTCAACCGAATGTAACAAGTATTAGTTTAACTGTTGGTGGTGCTGGTTCTGGTGGAATATTTGGTGGGGCTACTGCTGCAAATGGTGGTAATTCCCAATTTGTAACCGGTGCATTAGATGTAACTTGTTTAGGAGGTGGTAGAGGTGGTAATGGAAACGGACAAACTGGAGCTAGTGGTGGTTCTGGTGGTGCCGGAGGAGGTGCTACAGGACAAGCCGGCGGCGCTGGAACTGCAGGAGAAGGCTTTGGTGGCTCAGCAGCTCCAGGTCAGGGTGGTTCAGCTAGAGCAATAGGAGTTAGTTTAGACCAAAGCGTAAATACTGGAGTACAATGGTTGGATAGTATAACATATGCTGAAGGTGGAGGTGGTGGATTCTTCTCCGGTGGAACAGGTGGTGGAAGTACTTCATCAGCTAGAGGTTCTGGTGGTGGAGCAGGTGCAACACAAGGAAATGGTAGTAATGGTGTAGGTGGTATTATTAAATTAAGATATTATGGACCTCCTCTAGCAAGTGGTGGTACAATAACACAAAGTGGTGGATACACATACCATGCATTTACAGCATCAGGTACTTTTACATATTAATCAATATATCTCAATACATAATTGTTAAATAATAAAATAAACAAATAATATGAAATTAGAAACACAAACTTCGTATATCACTAATCCACAATTCGTAGGTGGAGTAGCAGTAACCCCAACAGGTTCTGCGGCATTTCAAAATGCAACACCCGATAGTCCTCAATTTGGATTTGTAGCTGGTGGATTGTATGTTGGAAAAGTTGGTACATTAGTAGCTAAAACTTATGATTCATCTGTATTAACGTTTGTATCAGCATCAGGATTTTTACCTGGTATCTTTACTGCAGTATCATCATCTTCAACAGCTACATTTATTGTAGCATTAAAATAATTAATTAATGTTAAATCTTAATTACAATATAATTGGGACACTTGGCAGAGGTGTGGAAACAATATCACCAGGATTCCTTCAATATACTGGAGTAAATTATTTTTCCTCTGGTTCAACATATAATAATGGTGGTACTACATTTACTATTGATAGAAATTATATTGTAACAGGAGGTGGTACAGAAATTCTAGCTCAAAATACAATAACTTCATCAATTAGTGCAGGTTTTATTATTGAGTATGAAGACCAATTTCAAGTAACTGCATCAGTTAGTGGAAGTAAAAATTGGCCAGATAGTTCATCCTTTCAGGCTTTAACAATGTCATTATCAATTCCTGAAATTGGATTTTATGTTACATCTTCTAATACTGCTTCTATTATAAGTGCTTCATTTGGAAATAACCTTACAACTTTTAAAGACCCATATACTATAACAGCTTCTGTTGAATTAGAACCATATCCATCATATTCTTTAACTGAATTTGTATTTGTTGGAGCTGGGGGTAATGGTGGTGAAGCAAATGGTGGAAACCAATCAGGTGGTGGAGGTGGAGCTGGTGCAATAGTATCAGGTTCAGGATTATGGATTTATCCTAATTCAATTTATAACGTAACTGTTAGTGGTGATTCATCATTTGTAACAGCTTCTATTCAATATATTAAAGCAGCTAAAGGTGGCGAAGGTGGAGCAGGTAATAGTACAGTTGGGGGTAATGGTGGTAATGGAGGTGGTGGTACAGGTGCAAATGGTGGTGCTGGAACTGGTTCAATAGTTCCAACAGGAAGTGCTATTGCTAATATATCATCTTCATTAGGAATCTTTGTAACCGCAAGTGTAATTGGTGGTAATAGTGGTGGAGCTGGTGCAATAGTTATTTCAGGTCCTCCACCTTCTAGTACATTCTTTAATGCAGGTGCAGGTGGAGGTGCTAGTGGAGCAGGTACATCTGCAGACCCTATTCTTCAAGGACGTAAAGCTGGTGGAGCAGGTATTAGTGGAAACCCATATCTTACAGGCAGTATTTGTACTGGAGGAGATAGTGGAGCTTCGCCTGGTGGATTAGGTGGAACACCTGCAGGAGTTAATGGTGATAATGCAACAACAATTGGTTCTGGTGGTGGTGGTGCTAAAGGTGGAACAACTGCACCAGAAAATACAACAGGTGGAACAGGTGGTAGTGGAATAGCTATAATAAGATATTTAGGACCACAAAAAGGTAGAGGTGGTGTTGTAACTACTGATGGTAGTTATATAATACATACATTCTATGAAAATGGATTATTTTATTCAACAGCAAATCAATTACCTAAACAACATTAAAAAATTACTATATTTTTATATATAATTGTTAAATAACTAAATACAAAAACTATGAACGCAACAGAAGTATTAAAGAAGATTCTAACTACCTTAGCTTTGATTAAGGAAGAAGTAGAATTTACATACGCAAAACTAGCTGATGGTACAATATTAGAATCTCCAACATTTGATGTAGGCGAATCAGTAGATGTTGTATCTGAAGATGGAACTAAGACTGCAGCACCAGATGGTGAGCACGAAGTAGTTCTAAAAGATTCTGAAGGGAACGAAGTAAGAATCAAAGTAATTACCAAAGATGGTAAAATTACTGAAAGAGAAAACGTGGAGTTAGAAGCTCCGGCAGAAGAAGAAGTTAAAATGGAATCTATCGCAGGTGGTGACATGGGCGATGACGAAGAAGTTGATACTGAAGAAACTGCAGAACCTATTTCTGAAGATGAAGATATGAAATCTGTAATAACTAAATTACAATATCGTATTGAAGAATTAGAAAAGAAATACAATCAGATGGAAACCATTAAAGAAGGTGGAAAAGCTGATGAAGTTAAAACTGAACCTTTACCTGGTGATCCTGGTTACAAAGCTGATGAAAAGATGGCAGCTGTAGAACCTGACGAGGATGAAGATGAAGAAGAACTTCCAAAATTGGATGGTGCACCAATTGATGAAAATGCACAAAAATCAAATATAAAATTAGGAAAGAATAGTATAAGTGCTAATCCACAAAATACTTTTTTATCTAAACTATATAAATAAAAAAAATTAAAATCATTTAACAATGAAAAAACAACAAAACTTTACTCAACCTAGCGTAACCACAACTTACGCTGGTGAATTCGCAGGAAAGTACATCGCAGCAGCGTTGTTATCAGCTAAAACATTGGACAACCAATACATCACAATCATGCCGAATGTGAAGTATAAGAGTGTTATCCAATCAGTTGCAGTTGCTTCAATCGTGAACGATGCTTCTTGTGATTTTACAAACGCTGGTACTGTAGCTCTTACTGAGAGAATATTAGAACCAAAAGAACTTCAAGTTAACCTTGAATTATGTAAGCAAGAATTCGTAGATTCTTGGAACGCACTTCAATTGGGCTATAGCGCATTTGATGAAATTCCAAAAGATTTCAACGATTTCTTAATCTCTTATGTAGGTGGAAAAGTAGCACAAGCTACTGAAGAATCTATTTGGAGAGGTGTTAACGCAACTAACGGACAATTCGGTGGTATCTATACTGCTTTAAGTTCTTCAGTTGTAGCAGGTGGTACAAACGCTCCTGTAACTTCTTCTCAATCAGGCTCTATCACTTCAGCAAACGTATTGGCAGCATTACAAAATGTAGTAGATGCTATTCCAGTAACTGTTTACGGAAAAGAAGACTTGATGATTTACGTTCCAACAAACGTAGTTAAGGCTTATCAACAAGCTTTAAGTGGAGTAAGCGTAACAAACGCAGGTGCTCAATCAGCATTAGCAGCTAACGGCTTTGACAACAAAATGTCTGTAGGTCCTAAGCCATTGACCTTCAATGGTATTGACTTAGCACCATGTCCTGGTCTTGCATCTTCAACGGTGGTAGCTGCACAAAAATCAAACTTATTCTTCGGTACAGGTTTATTGAGTGACTACAATGAAGTAAGAGTATTAGATATGGCTAACTTAGATGGTTCTCAAAACTACAGAATCATTATGAGATACACAGCTGGTACTCAATATGGTATCGGTTCTGACATCGCTATCCATAAGAATTATTAATATATTGAATGAATAATGGGAGGGTATAATTCCCTCCCTCATTCTTAAATGTATTAAAACAAAAAAATTAACTTAAAAAAACTAAAAACATGGCTTGTAATTTAACAATCGGTAGAAATGAACCTTGTAAAGATTCAATCGGCGGTTTAGATTCAGTTTACTTTGTAAACTATACTTCTGGCTCATTAGCAACGTCTTCTCAGGCGAATGGTGATGCTTTGATAGAATCTTTACCTTCTGGACTAACAGTTTATCAATACCAATTAAAAGGAAATTCTAGCTATACTGAAACAGTTAACTCATCAAGAGAGAACGGTACTACATTCTTCTCACAAGAATTAGTTCTAAACTTGAAGAAATTAACTAATGAGATGACAACTCAATTAAAGTTGATGGCTTATGGTAGACCTCAAATCTTCGTACACACTAGCGCAGGGGATACCCTATTAGTGGGACAAAGAGAGGGAGCAGATGTAACTGGTGGAACTATCCAAACAGGAGCGGCATTGGGTGACCTTTATGGTTATTCAATAACCTTCACTGGATTAGAACCATTCCCAGCACCATTCGTATCAGGCTCAACATATGGTTCACCATTTGGAGCTATGGCTAATCAACCAACTATTGTAGGAAACACTAACTCATAGTATAGAAAAGAAATAATTAAAAGGGTAGCACAGGTGTTACCCTTTTTTTATGTCAATTACTATAATACATTCTAAAATTGTTAAATAATAAACTAAAGACGAGATAATGCTAACATACTACTCATCAGGAAGTAACATATGGACATTCCGCGTACAACCTACGGGTTCTGCAAACCTTAAATTGTATTTACAGGATATGACAACTTTAGAAAATTATACTGCATCACTATCAAATTACACATATGATGCGTATGAATCTAAGTTATCATTTACTGCTTCGCAAGTTCCTCTATTCGTATCGGCAAGTGTTGGTACACAATGGAGAGCATTTATAAACGATACTACCTGCTCAATATGGCATGGTAGTGTAAGTGTATTTACTTCTCAATCTGTTAATAAACCTAACTATGTTAATCAGATTCCTTTGGAAGATGTTTATATTAGTAATGTGAGTAACAATGAATATATAATTTTAGAATAATATGAAATTGAATCAAAATTTAAGTGTTGTAAATATGACACAACAAGACATCCCAGTAGTAACTGAAGATACAAAAACACGCTATCAATGGGTGCCTGTTGGTATTATAGGACCAGATGATTTCTTTCAGAATGTAACTGATGCTTATAATAACTCTACAACAAATGCAGCGTGTGTAGAAGGGATTGCTGACTTGATATATGGTAAAGGTATTTACACAAAAAATAAAGCCTTTGAAGAAACATTAGGTAAGATACTTCCACAAGAAGAAATAAAGCGTGTAGCATTTGATTTAAAATTATATGGTAATGCTGCATTTCAAGTATATTGGGATGATAAGCATGAAAAGATTATAAAGATGTATCACTCTCCAGTACAAAACTTTAGAGCTGAGAAATTATACGATAATCCAAAAATAGAAAACTATTACTATGGTACTGATTGGAGTGATTATAAAGCACAAAGAAATAAGAAGAAGGTAGCAGCATTCGGTACTTCTAGAGATAAAATGGAAATACTTTGGATTAAAAACTATTCACCTGGCAAATATTATTATTCACTACCTGATTGGATTCCAGCACTTCAGTTATCTTTTGTAGAAGCTGAATTATCTAACCTTCATTTAAACAATATTGAGAATGGTTTCTTACCATTAGTAATGTTGAATATGAATAATGGTATTCCAGCTCCTGAAGAAAGAGATACAATTGAAGATTTGGTTGAGCAGAAATTTACAGGTACTAGAAATGCAGGAAGATTTATTATTACATTCAATGATGATCCTGAAAGAAAACCAACAATAGAAACTATACAAACTGATAATCTGCATGATAAAACAAAGTATGTTGCAGAATACGCCCAAGATAGAATCTTAGTTGCACATAGAGTAACATCACCATTATTATTTGGTATTAGAACTGTAGCAAATGGGTTTAGTTCTCAATCAGAAGAAATGAAAACGGCTTACTCTATTTTACAAACAATGACAATTACTCCATTCCAAAACTTAATCATTAACTTCTTAGCTGAAGCATTTGATAAAGGTGGATATGAAGCTTCTGAATTATATTTTGAACAATTAACACCATTGGTAATTCTTTCACAAACTGCAGAAGAAACTGGACAAAGTGTTGACCAGGTGCAAGACCAAATTAATGTGCAGGCTGAAAACCCTGCGGAGATTGAAGATAATACATCAGCAGTAGATGAAAATATAGAAACTGAAACTCTAAGTGATTATAGTAGAAGTAATCCTAATTTCAAAAAGAACTTTGAAACATATAAAAATAACTAAGATATGGCATACGCTTTATTTATAACAAGAAACGATATAATCAAAAACACCCCATTACAGGGTTCTATTGATGCAGATAGATTACTAAACTTTGTGAGAACTGCGCAGGACAAATACATTCTAAACCTATTAGGTACAGTCTTATTTGATTTTTTACAAGCTCGTATAGTAGCAGGAACAGTTGGTTCATTAGATTCCTATTATCAGGACCTAATCAACGAACATATCAAGCCTACTCTAATATGGTACGCTTGTGTTGAATACATTCCTTTTAGTGGAGTACAATTCAAAAGTGAAGGTGCAGTGAAGCATGAAACAGAAACGGCTAAATCGGTAAGCAAAAACGAAGTAGATTATCTTCTTCAAAAAGCTATGAACAATGCTGATTACTACGCAACTAGAATGCAAAACTATCTAATATCATATTCTAATCAAATACCTCAATACTACCAATCAGTAGGAAATCAAACACAAATCTACCCTGATATGGGAAACGCTTATTTTGGTGGAATAAACTTATAATAATATGCCTGTAAATATAGTAAATAACTCAGGTACTAATTACGTTTTATATTATAATGTAATTAACTACTTTAAAACAATAATGAAGAATCACCCATCTATTCAAAGGGTTACTTATGGTAGCAATTTTGAATTAGATATGGATGAATTCCCACAATATCCAATTGGTAATGTGATAATAACAAACGCTAGATTCCAAGAAAAAGTACTTCATTATACAGTCCAACTTACTATTGCTGATAAAGTTAAACTAAAAAACGATGAAAGTATTGGTAGTTCAAACAATGAAACAGTACCTTTTTATGGTAGTGATGATACAGTTGATATACACGCTAATACATTTTCAATACTAAACGATTTACTTACTTTTACACAAAGAGGGACTGATGCATTAGATATAGTAACTGAACCAAGAGCTGTACCATTTAAAAACGAATTTCCAAATGCATTAGCAGGTTGGGTTTGTACATTTGATTTAGAAGTATTTAATCAGCAAGACCTTTGTTTATTCCCTAACCTATTAGGTACTGCATTGGATATTAAAGGTGTACAAACTGATTGTTAATGGCATACCCTACACTAGCAGATATAGCAACAAAGTATAAAGAACTTGCCAAAAGTTTAGCACCTGTTAAGACTGGTAGGTTGAGAGATAGTATTGCTACATCATATAAAAAATTATCAGATACACAATACCAATTTGATATGAATATGGTATCTTATGGATTGTGGTGGAACGTACCACCGCCTGTTGTAAAAAGGGTAAAATTATCACGCAAACCACAATTTAATTTTGCTGTAAAAGCAGCAAATAGTAGAGATTTGCAAAATATGATAAATCAATATGTAAAGGCT